TGGTACCTTGTCAAGAATAAGTGAATCGACGCAACACTGGAATAAGTCGAAGCCGAAGGTCGTTGAAAAAGGGGCCACGGTATCTTCGGCGGGAACGGTTATCAGACATGAAATCGACCCACTCAACACAGTCCTTTTCCAGGCGATGCGCGTTGGTTTCGCGTGACCGTAACGCGTCGAAACGTGCCTCCGTGGTGGGTAGCGCGTACACGAACGACGTGAAATCGAAAAGGTACAAGTGAAACACAAATCCGCGGGGAGTGTATGTTTGGATGTGTTCGATCAGGTAGCGCTCTGGATGCTCTCGAATCGCGGTCAACACCTTGGGCCCGAACACGCTACACGTCTCCTCGTCAAATTCGCGCAGTGCCGTGTCGAGCGGGGTCGCGTCCACACCGGGTTCGCTCTTCCCCGCAAACCCGGACCATAACTGACTTTGCGTCTCCCGACCAATCAGCACCAGACTGTGCCCTGCGGGTCCTCGCACGCACGGCACGATCCCCGCGGAGTACATGTTTTGTAGTCGAAAAACGAACCATTGTTTTAATTCCTTATTTACTCGATGATAATTTGGTTGTCCAACGCGAGCGACTCCAAATAGGTGGGGGTGTTGACGTCCAACTCGTACAGTTTCATGTCGACATCGTACGTGTCGTCGTCCAACCACCGAAGGGCGTTCACCAACGAGATGTCCAAGTGACGCGTACCGACGTCTTGAATGCACCGCATCGACGCGTTTCGTTTCGCAACCCACAGATGATGTTCGGACGCTTCTTGTTTCTTCTGATACGGTTTCATCAAGTACAACTCGTCACTTGGAGGGGGCAATTTTCCGTAAATCCAATGATGCGTGGCCAAGGAATCGGCGACGTACTTGGCGTGGTCGTAGTCGCGAAAGAACACCACCGAATGTTTCTTGGCTTCACGCGGACGCAATGCGTAGTACGTGTTGGTCGGCAAATGAAGAATCGCGTACATGTTAGTGTATGGTACATGAAAAAAATTTAAAAGAGAACCCTTTTTCATGTAGAGTACAACACCATCAGTCGTTACATTATAAAACACATGTACGCGTGGGTTTTGGTCGTATTGGTCTACTTATCCGCGCTTTTCAAACGGTACAACGCTACCCTTCTGTTCTCCTCGAACCAACAACAAACCGGGATGGATGACGACGACGATTCGGTTTTGTCTTCGGTGATACCGCATGTGTTCGAATTCGGTACGAACGACCCGCTGCAAGTTGTTCTGAATCATATATTGCTGGAAGGTTCGTACCGAGTTCCGTATCGAGTCGTTTTTTTAGAAACGGGGATCGCGCACTACTACGTCAACGGGTCGTATCAACGCATGTTGCGCAAACCGTTCCGCTTCGCCAAACGGTGCAAAAAGCTGGTGGTCGACCAACTCGCATTGGAACCGGCGCTCACGTGTCGCGTGTGTTCGGAAAGCAAGACGTGCATCATGCTTCGTCCGTGCGGTCACGTTGGGTTGTGTAACCGGTGTTGCTTTCGCATCTTCAACAAAGCGTTTTTCGTCAACACCCACACGAACCAAATGTTTCAGTACGAGCCAACCTCCGACCCGCGCATGAGTCACGGCGACACGTTGGACGATATTCTGAACGACATTCGCGCGTCCCAAAATCGGTGCCCTTTTTGCAAGTCCTCCGTGACGCACTTTCGATACGCGTACATCGTGTGAACCACTTACACCATTTATACACTTAAAGATCACTCGGTGTTTAAACTATTCATATCCATTGGTTACGAAAGTAATACAACAAATCAACAATGACGGAGTGCGAAGTGTGCGCTGAGCGTTTCGATTCGATCGTACACAAGAAGGTGGAGTGTGCGGGTTGCGACTACGCCGCGTGTCGCAAATGTGTGGAGATGTACTTTACCTCCATCGCATCCGATTACCAGTGCATGAAGTGCCACAAGCTGTGGGAGGATGAGTTTGTGAAATCGCATCTGACACAGGCCAACGTCAAACGACTGAAAGTGCATCGGGAGAACGTCCTGCTCGATCGAGAAAAGGCGTGGATGCCTGCAACACAAGACCACGTCGTGCAAGCGATCCGTCTGGAGAAGCTTCAAGGTCTCCGCGAACAAAGGGACCAGGCACGTACCAAACTGGCTACGATAGAACGCGTGCTCACGGTGTTCGGAAAGGACGACCAGTTCAAACCGATGGTGGAGGAGTGCAAGCGAATTCTCCCCACCGTCAAACAAAAGGAAACTTTTTTGAAAAACGAGTACGAAAATGCACGCGTGGCGTACCGTACCAACGGGGTTGTGGCGGAGTCGTCCGCCGCCGGTGCGCGGCGAAACAACGGATACGTGTCCGACCACGTCCTCAAGTGCCCGAACGGCGATTGCAAAGGGTTCATCGGAACCAATTGGAAGTGCAAGATGTGCGAAGTCAATGTATGCAAAAAGTGCCATGAACTTTGCAGTGACCAACAAGAGAGCCCGGAGCATGTGTGTGATCCGGAGAATGTGAAGACGGCGGCGCTCGTGCGCGAGTCGACACGTCCGTGCCCCAACTGCGCGACGCGGATCCATCGCATCTCCGGGTGCACGCAAATGTGGTGCACGCAATGCAACACATCCTTCGACTATCGCACTGGGGAAGTGTATACACGCAATATTCACAACCCGCACTACTTTGAATGGCTGCGAAGGAATCCTGGAGGCTTGCCGCAAGAGGATGGTCCAGGCGGCGGCGGTGGTGGTGGGTGTGGGGTGGATCTTTCCTTGAATCGGTTCCTGACGCATATTCGCAACACACTCCCCGGCCACGGCGAGGACCCCATGTACTTCAAATTGGCGGATATGTGCCGCGTCTACTATCACGTGCGCCATCTGATGCGAAACTACGCGCACGTGGAGAACAACCAACGCAACCCGTTCCAAGTCAACATCGATCTACGGATTCGATGGATGATGAATAAGATTACGGAGGACAAGTTCAAGACGATGTTGCAGCGCAAGGAGAAGCAGTTCAACACCGATATGCGAAAGCATCAAGTGCTTGCGATGGTTTCGCAGATTCTTCGCGACCAGTGCATGCGCGTACTGAACTCGAAGTACAGCCGCAAAGAGTGGACGAAGTGCATTACACAGTACGACAACATCATCACATACGCCGACGAGTGTTTCGCCAAACTCGCTCGGATTTACAAAGTGAAGATGCCGGACATTCATATTCATTGAAACCGCGCGGAATCCGGTGACGAGTGGACGTCGTAGATAATCGCGTCCACACCATACCGATACTCCATATCGTGGCGTACGACCGGATCGTTACATACCCAGGCGTACACCTTGTAGTTTCTGTCTTTTAATTTTTCAAAAATCTCTTCGTGAACGGTGTCGTAATTGAACGAAATGAAATCGATCGTGTACAAATGTCCGAAAATCCCAACAGGTAGTCCGGACGTAATCACACCCACTTTGTATGTAAACGGAATGACGTAGTTTCTACTGCACGTCCGAAGATCGATTAGTTCTTGAACGCAATATTCGTTGAACGAACACAGTTCGAACGTGTGGTGCGTATACGGTTGAATGCAAAAGACGAGGTCTTTGGCCAACCGTTTCGCGGTGTCGATTCCGAACGCCTTGATATCGACCACTAAATGCATCGGGGTTTTTTGTTTACACAAATCCACAAACCGTTCGTTGTTGTCGTTTCGTTTTTCGCGGTCATGACAAAGGACGATGTCGCGCTTCGAATTGTATCGGACGTCAATCTCTACCGCGTCAAAAGAATTGGACGATGCTACAATACCGTCAATGGTGTTTTCTTGGTTTATATAACCTCGATGAGCGATGTGCCTCATCCGTCCATCGTTGTTTCTTGCTATATACCACCCGACTAAAAAAATCATACCGACTATTTCAACGAATGCAGTTGCGGCTGCGGCTGCGGTTGCGCGTTCTCCATCCAATCGGTCCCGCGCGAAGACGACCTCCGCGTGTTCGTGAGCACACGGGTTCCGAGATCACCTCGTTTGTGGGATGCTCGTTCGGCATGATGTGCTTCGGCATGGAACGCTTCGGCATGATGTGCTTCGGCATGGAACGCTTCGGCATGATGTGCTTCGGCATGATGCGCTTCGGCATGATGCGCTTCGGCATAAACGTGCCCGTACAAACGATGGGGGCGGTGCGCGTGGTGGTGGTGACCCAATGAACGTAACGCACGACGAACCGGGCGTCGTACAGCTCCAACTCCAATCGTTCGTCGACGAATCGCGCCTTGAACTGTTGCTCCAGCCGGGCGCCGTTGGAACACTTCCAACACATTACCGTGGTGTTGGACCCGTAGTACGTCTTGTACCTGGATACGATGCGTTCGGGACGGCGGTCCGACATGTACCCGACCTTGATCACGCCGTGGTTGTCGTTGTACGGGTTGGCGACGAGATACAGATGCATGTCGTTTCTTCAGAAGGGAGAGGATGGTGGTTGGGTGTCTTGTGCCTTTGTGAATCCTTTGTTCGTGTTTTATACCCTTGGTTTTTGTGCACGTCACTTGTTGTTGTGATGATGTTGTTGTTTACGTCGCAACTCTTGACGCATGTCACGAAGCTCGTTCTCCAACCGAAACCGCACGATCGGCGACTCGGTGGTTCGCAACGTCTTGCTTTTCTTCGAAATCGCGTGGTTGAGTTTTCGTTCGTCTCGTTGACGTGTGCGTGTCGCAATCCATCGAATCGCGTACTCGGTGAGCGCGTCCACCCGCATAGAGGTTCTTGTTGATGTGGTACTTCTTTTCTTTAAACAATAGTAAAAACCGTGCAAAAAACCATGGTTCGAAGCCCTGCAATCGTGTACGTCATTCGTCCGTCGACGCGCAAGCACAAAAAATATCAAGCCGTGTTCGCGGACGGTCGTCCGTCGGTTCACTTCGGCGACAATCGGTACGCGCAGTTCAAAGACCACACGTCGTGGAAGATGTACGCGCACCTCGACCACGGCGACAAGAAACGGCGCGACCGATACTATCAACGACACGGAAAAAAGGCCAAAAAGTATACCGCCAAGTATTTCAGCCACAAGTACCTGTGGTGAAAAGCCAAAAAAACGCTTCTTAAAGAACTCGGCGTGGATGATATCGTGTGAAGAAAAATCATGAACATCTTCTTTCTCGCTTGGAATCCGGACGCGTGCGCGCAGATGCACTGCGACAAGCACGTCGTCAAGATGATTTTGGAAACGGCGCAAATCTTGTGCACGGCACATCGGGTGGTCGACGGCACGGAAACGACCACGTTGTCGAAATCCGGGAACCGTCGCGTTCGGCGATGGATGCTCGACGACGACACCAAAGACGCCGTGATGTACGCTTCGACACACGTGAATCACCCGTCGGTCGTGTGGGCGCGTGCGTGTGTCGAACAGTACACGTGGTTGTATCAACTCTTTGTGGCGTTGTGCGCCGAGTACACGGTTCGGTACCGAAAGACGCATCTGTGTTGGACGAAACTCCACGCGGTGTTGAAGGATCCTCCTCAAAAAATGGTGTGGAACGGCGTGTTTCGCGCGCCTCCCCCCGCCATGCCCGACCATTGCAAACGCGAAGCGGTGATCGACGCGTATCGAACGTACTACGCGGTGGAGAAACGATCGTTCGCGAAATGGACCGTCCGCGAACCGCCGATATGGTTTGCAACGGCGATTTTCACTTAAAGAACCATCGTACACTAATTCATAACAAGATGTTTACCAACGCGGTGCAAGCGTATTCGGCCAAATACCCCAACGATATTCGCCACAAAGACAACCATCTTTTTTGGCTTGAAAATGATATTTTATTAGAATTGAATGATAATGTAGCCATGTTGGATGGTATTCAACCAAAACTACAAAAAGCATTTCCCAACAAGTCTTGTATGCAAATTAACGAACAACTCAATCAGAACAAAACAGCGTCGCAAATACAAGCTGCGTGCGAAACCTTATGGCTTTTCCTTCCAGAAGAAGGAAAAGCATCCATTGTGTCGAAACACTCGTAGAGATCCTTTTTTTAGGTTGGTTTTTCACATCGAACAATTATTTATTCGTCTTATAACAAACAAACATTCCATGAAACCCGTCGCGCTCACGCGCGAGCAAAAGATTCGTAAATCCGTGCGCGGATTCATCATCACCTTTCTTGTCTTTCTCATCTTCCGTTACTATTTGGCAGAGTTGGCGCTCAACAACAAACCGAGCATGAAACGTGGTATGGTCCTGTCCCTGTTTTATGCCATGGCGTACGTGGTGTCTTCGAACACGTTATAAACCCTTTTAAACAAATTGAAAGTGTATAAACCCAAACCATATACCATGTCGAGTTCCGAAATCAAGGAAGATATCTTGGAGGAGGACGTGATTCAGATTCCCAGCCAGAAGTTTGCGCTCATTTCGGTCGTGTCTCCCCAGTCGACGCAGAAGCACGAAGCGTGCGGACTCAAGATCCGTGGCGTGTTCGCCACGCGCGAGGAGGCGGAGTTTCACGTCAAGCGCCTTCAGAGGACCGAGTCCACCTTTGATATTTACTTGGTGGACATGTATAAATGGCTCCTCATTCCCCCTGATAATTCGAAGATTGAGGACAAGGAGTATCAAGAGGACATGCTTTCCCAGATTGTGAAAGGACATCAAGAGCAACAGATGCTTGCGAAGCAACATCATCAACAGCGCGTCCAAGACGATATCGAGCGTCAAATGAACGCGAACAAAAACAACAACATTCAGGTGGACGAAGTGATTGACTATAGCGCGGCGTCGTCGTCTTCCGCCAACCCTTGAAAACACACGCGCGCTTGTTTTTTCACTCGGTCTTTTTCACGGTAATCAACGGTTTTTTGGGGTTTTTCGATAGGTGATTGCGATATTGTTTTTGCAAATCGATGATATCTTTCGCGTCGTGGTTCGGGTCGTACAAACGTTTGTGGGCGTTCCAGAACTTGCTGTGACCGACGCGAAAGGGAGTGTCGAACATACGCGCCTTGTACCAAAACACGACGTCTTCGATCTTGTTGCTTTTGATCGTGTTGTCAAGCACGATGCATTCGTAATTTTCCGTGCATGCGTTCATCACCTGGTTGAACATTTCGAATGTTGGGAAAATGCCGAAAAAGTTTTTGTAAATCTTTTCGCGATTCTGCAATATGTTTTCGCGAAAGACGAAGATGTAGTCGATGTTCGAACGCAAATCGGGGGAGAGATCCATACAATACTGCATGGTGAGCATGAAGAAGATGTTCCAGTGACGTCCGTTGTAGAATATTTGGCGCATGATTTTCTCTCGTAGAAACTTTTTGTCGTACATGCAGTCGTCCAAGATGATGAACACGTTCGACTTCATGCCTTGTTTGATTAACGCTTTTTGGCGCGCGACGATTTTTTCTATAACGTCTGACCGATATTCGTTGTACACGAATAGGTCCGGAATGAAACTTTGATAGTAGCTGTTTCCCTCTTCCGTGCCCGACATGACGACACCGACCGGAAGGGCTTTGCGCTTGTGGTACATAACGTCCTTGACGCACGTCGATTTCCCGCTCATGCGTTTGGCGATAAACACCACGATCGAATTGTCCCGCATCGTGTCCGGATTGAATTTCTTCAACTGCAAGTTCATAACCGTACAAAACTACTATAAGTGGCATGAAATTTAAATTCGTTTCGTCAACGAACACTACGTTTATAGGACAAAACACGTTTTTTTTCAGTGCGTCGCGTCATACGTCGGTATTTTTTTCTCATGGCATATAGTATAAACAAACGAACACAACATGGGAGGAGGACTTATGCAGCTCGTTGCCATCGGCGCTCAGGACGTTCACCTGACGGGGAACCCCCAGATCTCTTTCTTCAAGGTGGTGTACCGCCGCCACACCAACTTCTCCATGGAGTCCATCGAGCAGTCTTTCAACGGTACCGCCAAGCCCGGTTCCCGCGTGACCTGCACCATCAGCCGCAACGGCGATCTCGTGACCAACATGTGGCTCGAGGTGGACATGGGTTCCGATGACGGTTTCGTGAACTCTGTGGGTCACGCTCTCATCGAGTACGTGGAACTCGAAATTGGTGGCCAGCGCATCGACAAGCACTACGGCGAGTGGCTTGAGATCTGGTCCGAGCTCACCCTCCCCGAGGAGAAGCGCCAGGGTTTCAAGGAGATGATCGGTCGCCGCGACTCCGATACACCCACCCCAATGCAAAACCAGAAGCTCTACATTCCCCTGCAGTTCTTCTTCTGCCGCAACCCCGGCCTTGCGCTGCCCTTGATCGCCCTTCAGTACCACGAGGTGAAGCTCAACATCAAGTTCCGTGAAGGCTCGGAGTTGAAGACTACTGGTAGTCTCCCCGAATTCGACAGTGTGAAGTTGTACGTGGACTACGTGTACCTCGACACCGAGGAGCGTCAGCGTTTCGCCCAGATGTCTCATGAGTACCTCATTGAGCAGCTCCAGCATACCGGTGCGGAGTCCACCAAGTCCGACCAGGTGCGCTTGAACTTCAACCACCCCGTGAAGGAGCTCGTATGGGCCATCCGCCCCAATGGCGGCAAGGTGCTTCAGTTCGGTCCGAATAGCGATTTAATATTTTCTGGAGACGGGGCTACTAACGAGTTCGCCACCGCGACTAACGACCGTTTCGTTACCGCCAAGTTGCAGCTCAACGGCCACGACCGTTTCACTGAGCGCGACGCGGCGTACTTCCGCCTGGTGCAGCCCTTCCAGCACCACACTCGCGTGCCCAACAAGTACATCTACTGCTACTCCTTCGCCCTGAACCCCGAGGCCCACCAGCCTTCCGGCACCTGCAACTTCTCCCGTCTCGACAACGTGACCCTGAACTTGTCCGGTATGAGCGGTAAGCACACCACCGCCGGCGAATTGCTCGTGTACGCCGTGTCCAACAACATCCTCCGCATCACCTCTGGTATGGGCGGCCTCGCGTACTCCAACTAAAGGACTGGAAAACATTGGGTTTTTAACAACCTTTAGACGAAACACATCATAAACCCCGAGTATAGAGAGAAGATACAATAAATAACACTTGGTAAAAAATCAGAAAAAAACGCACGTGCTTTGCGTGTCACATACACCATTTTTTTCTGTGGTATATGACATACAAATCAACGAACCACATTCACATACACAATGGGTGGAGGATTAATGCAACTCGTCGCCATCGGCGCTCAAGACGTTCACCTGACCGGTGAGCCCCAGATCTCTTTCTTCAAGGTGGTGTACCGCCGCCACACCAACTTCTCCATGGAGTCCATCGAACAGTCCTTCAACGGCACCGCCAAGCCCGGTTCCCGCGTGACCTGCACCATCAGCCGCAACGGTGATCTCGTGACCAACATGTGGCTCGAGGTGACTCTTCCTAAACAGAATACGGAATCACCTGCGCAAAACCATCAGTACGTGAACTCTGTGGGCCACGCCCTGATTGAGTATGTGGAGCTCGAGATCGGCGGTCAGCGCATCGACAAGCATTACGGCGAGTGGCTCGAGATCTGGTCCGAGCTCACCCTCCCCGAGGAGAAGCGTCACGGTTTCAAGGAGATGATCGGTCGCCGCGACGCGTACAGCTCCAGTTCCGCGTTGGAGTCTCGTGAGCTTTTCATCCCCCTGCAGTTCTTCTTCTGCCGTAACCCCGGCCTTGCGCTGCCCTTGATCGCCCTTCAGTACCACGAGGTGAAGCTCAACATCAAGTTCCGCGACGGCAAAAAGCTGGATACTAATGGTGCTACAACCGACAAGGACGTGAAGGATTTCGACAGCGTGAAGTTGTACGTGGACTACGTGTACCTCGACACCGAGGAGCGTCAGCGTTTCGCCCAGATGTCCCACGAGTACCTCATCGAGCAGCTCCAGCACACCGGCGTGGAGTCCACCAAGTCCGATCAGGTGCGCCTGAACTTCAACCACCCCGTGAAGGAGCTCGTGTGGGCCGTGCGCCGCACCGCGGACGCCGAAGTGCTCGAGTTCGGCAACGTGGATGGCAATCTCGGCAGCTACCAATCCACCGGTAACGTGTTGGACTTTGCATTCTCCACCCCTACGACCGAGTCTTTCGACTTTGCCAAGTTGCAGCTCAACGGCCATGACCGTTTCACCGAGCGCAAGGCGGCGTACTTCCGTCTTGTGCAGCCCTACCAGCACCACACTCGCGTGCCCAACAAGCACATCTACTGCTACTCTTTCGCCCTGAACCCCGAGGCCCACCAGCCTTCCGGTACCTGCAACTTCTCCCGTCTCGACAACGTGACCCTGAACCTCAAGGGTCTCTCCGAGAAGTCCGACGAGGGCGATTTGCTCGTGTACGCCGTGTCCAACAACATCCTCCGCATCACCTCCGGGATGGGCGGCCTCGCGTACTCCAACTAAACACACGAAAAACGAATTTAAGAAACGAAGGTGTGATACCTTCTAAGTACATAAAATGGTGGCGACAAGATCCCGTGATTACGAGTTGAACCCCGTTCTCACTTCATCACACACTGTTGTCCCGCGCGACAACATCTTCATGAACCACAACGACGACACACACGCCGTGGTCGCAGCCACACTTTTGACCATCTCCGCCAGCATTTTGGTTGGGGTGTTCATCACCACTATAACGGTTTAAAAAAAGGTAAACATAACGAATTTAAAAGAACACAATAATGAAGTTATTCTGTTGTTTTAAACCCCGCGAGGTCGAAAAAAAATCGAACGAAGACGTGTTGGTCACGAAACCAACGCTTTCTGTTGAATACGATAAACACGGTAGGAAAATAGAAACAAGAACCTATCATCGTCAAGAGGTGTTCGTACCTTTGGGTCTTAATTTGATTCGCGAAACGTTCGTGTATACGTTGAATGATGATGATCCCGAACCGTATGTGGTGTTGTGGATCCGAATGTATGATCGTGGATGTTTCGTAATCAATCGATATGACTACACCGTAGATTCCTATGTGATTCTTGATGAAGACAACCCTATGAATTGTTCGTTCACAAGGTTCTTAGACAATCTGAACAACCAATCGAATTCCGTCGACTATTCGATCACAAATGAAAGGTGGATGAAAGAAATGCAAAATAGGGGCGAGTGCCCCGATTACGGTTTCAAAATCGTCCTGTCTAAGCACGGAAAGAACGTCACGTACGAAATCGGACGCTACATCTCTTGAAAAACAATGGTTGTGTATTCTTCACACGTCGTAAATCAAACACTCAATCTCGTCCCAACACTCGCGATCGTTCGCCTCGATCGTGTCGATTTCCAGTTGGATCGTGTGTAGCGCGGACGACAACTCTTCGATCGTGTCCCATTCGGGCGCGTTTTGAGTCACTTCGAGACCGCTTTTGTACTTTTCGCGTAACGCATGTTGAATCTTAAAATCCAGAACGTGGGTTAACGCCTTTTTACGATGGTTGAGTTCGTTCTTCCTTGCCATGCGTTGAGCGCGTTTGGCGGGGTCGTGGCCTCCGGAAAGCGTCGCCATGGTGGTATTCAACAAAGAAATCGTATGCATAGTTGTTTTGTTTATTCACAACATAAACCACGGTTTTTTTAAGTTCCTTTGGGTTTTGTCATTTCCAATCATCATATACATAATTTGTATTTTATATCTATGATGGACGGAACAGAGATACTCCCATCAGGGTTCGAACCTGAGACCTTGGCGTTATTAGCACCACGCTCTAACCAAACTGAGCTATGGGAGCAAAAAACACAAATGGGTTCTAACCTGCACGCACACAACGACTTCTATGGTTAGTTTGTTTTTTAATTTTTGAATAACACCCGTGACCAACTCAGGCGATTTTTTTTGAAAACACAAAAACCAGATGAACGGAAAGCGACCCCATACGGAGTAAATCTATTTCTGCATCAAACATAACGTGTGCGTTATGTTTCGACCACGTTGTTGCATGAACGTTTCGTATGTCGAAATCTTTGCGTTTCAAGGTCACTCCTCCAGCAGGAATCGAACCTACAACCTCACGGTTAACAGCCGTGCGCTCTACCGATTGAGCTATGAAGGAATATACTCAAAAACGTGAAATTGAATTCCACGTTTCCACATGCCCGCACCTCCACCCAACCTCCCGAGACCAATATCGGGCATTCGTTCGTGATCGGCATTTCAAACATTGTCTTTACCAATGTATCCCAATCAACAAAACAGGTCTGAAGCTCCTCCAGCAGGAATCGAACCTACAACCTCACGGTTAACAGCCGTGCGCTCTACCGATTGAGCTATGGAGGAATAAAAGAGTACCGGAAGCAGGACTCGAACCTGCGCAGTCATTGACTATTGCAACTTGAGTGCAACCCCTTAGACCACTCGGGCATCCCGGCGCAACGTCGCTTTTTTTGTTTTTATCATATACGATTATTTTTTTCAATGTGTGTGAACGCGGTTTCTTTACCAGGAATGGGGTTCGAACCCATGCAGTCATTGACTAGTGGATCTTAAGTCCACCCCCTTGGACCAGCTCGGGCACCCTGGCGCATCGTTTCTGTTTTCTTTTTTTTCGTAAGTGCTCGATACCGGGCTTGAACCGGTGACCTTGGCGTTGCTCTTTCTTTCCTTGTTTATTGTTTTGTTGGGTGCCACAAGTCCAAAACGAATTGAACCGAGGATCGCATAAAGGCGGTTTCGTTATCACAATACCGTCGTTTATAAGCACCACGCTCTAACCAGCTGAGCTAATCGAGCCTTTTGTTTTTCCGGTCGAACGTTCATTGAAAAAAGAAGAACGCGAGAAGCTTTCGTCGACCACCTCTCTACACACTATTTGCACGACTGTCTTTAAACCGGTTTACGGAGTTTATGTGGATTCCCACACTTGGTTGTACCCCAAATTGTTTTGTGTGACGATATACACGTGGTATGTCGATGATGCGTCGAAGTCGTCAGTGTGGGAATTTGCCGTGTAATTCGCAATCACTTTGCGAATAAATCCGATGACTTGAAAAGGAGGATCAGGATAAGGAGTACTTGGGGAGGTGGTTGCGCCCGTGTCGGGATTAAACATGGTGACCACTGCGCCAGGGTTGGCTGCAATAAAATTGAGAATATCAGTGACATTGTCTTTTTGTGCGGTTGTTAATGGGGAAGCGAGTGCGAACGCGTACACTTTGTTGATGTTTGACGATGGATCGGATACGGTGGCGGCGACACGAATGTAGTCGGTTTTGGTGGTAGCTTCCACAACGGTAGTCGGCATGGAGTTGCTTGTTCTGTTTTATCATATCCCGGAGATAAAAGAGTGCGACTTTTGCGACTCGACACGGACTCGTGTCAAATGTAGTAGTTGAGCTCCAGCGAGTCGATCACCATCTGCTGAATCTCGAGCGGATCGTCCGTGATGTGATCGAACGGGTCGATCTGAACCCCTTTCATAACCAGCGTTTGATTCTCTCCTCGGTGTACGTCGGTCACGTACACGAACGCCATGAAGGAACACAACACGATCCGTCGAAACAGTTCGTCGTCCACATCGTCCAACAATTCGACTTCGATTTGTTCCCGCACCTTGTTGAAGTAGATGTTCTCGAGTTGCGTATAACTGGATGACCTGTTTTTTTCCGAATCCTTTTTTTCAAACACCAACTCGATTTCGTTATTCTCGTGCACGGTTTCGGAAACAAACTGGTACGAATCGGACGCGTACACGTCGCGCCAATAGTGCGCCAAACTACGTGTTTTGAATCCGTACACGAAAGGGCGCGTGTATTTGCATTCGTTGTAGTACCCTGTGTGATTGGACCCTCGGTATCGAAACGACCCGGTCAACACGCTGAACGAGCGGTGTTGCGGACTCGGCCGACTGAGAATGTACGCTTGCATTTATTAGTGGATCAAAACAAACACGTAAATTGGTTCGAGTTTGAGTGCATACACACTCACCTCTTTTAAATCAATTAAAACGTCCGCCACTTTTTACGTGACAACAACGGGGATCAAAAGATGGTAAAACAAACGGTATTGGTCGATTTCGACGGCGTCGTGTTTCGAAACGCGAAAGTGTCGCACATGGTCCAAGAAAAGTCTGTTCGATACGTCGCATCTCGCAAGGGGGTTCATTATCGCGACGCGAAACTCATGAACAAGGTTGGGTACACGAAGCTCGGTCATACCGCGCGCCTGGTATCGGACGACGCGGACGCCGTGCAGGATTATAACGAGTACGTGTTCGATCGACAACTGTTTCGATGGATGGGAGACACGATCGGTTATACGGACACCACGCTCCTCCAACGCGTGTCGAATGCGCGAGCGAATAACGATCTGCGATTGGTCTTGTGCACGAACGCACCAAAATTGTATTGTCAACACGTTCTCTTTTATATGGGGCTTTCGTGGTCCGACGTGTTTGACAGCGAGATATTCTTTACGTCCGATACGGGTCTCATCAAACCATTGGACGCTTATTACAATCACGTCGAAGACACATTGGATTTCAGCGAGTATCATTTTATAGACGATTCGATCTCCAACATCATGCCGTGCATTCACCGACCTCAATGGAAGGGGTGTGTCATCAACAACGAAAAGGATCTGATGGTCTACCTAGACCGTATTTGAAACCACGGGACACTTACACCGATTCGTTGTAAATTTCGTACACCTTCTTCACAAACTCACTGCGCATAATGTCTTCGTTTCCAAATTGAATCGTGTTTACGAAATCGAACAGGTGGTGGTCGTCTGGGTTAGATTGCGTGTACGTCTCCAACTTTTCCAACAAGTCTTGCAGTCCGTTCGGTCGTCCATCCTCCAAGTCCAAGTCGGATTGCGCCAAGTCGCCGGTAATCACGAGTTTGGAATTTTTACCGATGCGCGTCAGCAAGGTTTTCATTTGGCCCGGGGTGGCGTTCTGCATTTCGTCCGCCACGATGAACGTGTTATGAAACGTTTGGCCTCGCATGAACCCGAGCGGGTGCGTTTGCAGATAGTCGTTCACGTCGCTTCCGCAATAGTCCAGCATGTGTTCCATCCACGGGGAGGTTTTCGAGTGAACGTCGCCGGGCAAGTACCCGATGGACTCCGACTCGATGGTCACCAACGGGCGCGTCAGAATCACCCGGTCGTACTTGTGTTCCTTCACCTGTTTCATGCCCACCAAACAAGGCAACATGGTTTTACCCGTCCCCGCGGGACCCGTGGATAACACCAACACGGGTTTAGCGAGTTCGATCATTTGTTGGTATCGCAAATGTTTGGCGCTCTGCATTTAATTTCAGCCGTAAGATTTGTTTTTGAATCTATAAACTCATGATCAAAAAAGAGTGTTGTACTAATAGTAATTAAACAACACTTGCGAGCAAATGTTGAGGATCTTCAATACCGGAAAGCTTTTGGTGAAAAACATATTCGTCGTCAAAAAGAGATTCTCTATCCGAACCACTCGGGTGGAGAATGGCGGCGGTACATATACGATTACCGAGACCAACAGCTTAACAGGAGATTCCGTGGCGAGAAAGTACGATGCCGAAAACAACCTTGTCATGACCGTGGAAACGGTGCATAACGGTGACGGAACCATTACCGAAACAACCACGTATCCGAATGGTACCGTAGAAACCAATACGTATACCTAATTTGATTAAAATAATTAAGGCACTAGGACCAGTCGAGTCGACAAAATATATATATGTGCATTTATTATAAAAACATAGCCTTTTCTGAAATATAGAAATGAGTACCGAAAGGCAACTTCTTTCGGTATCGAATCGATACCCACCCAGTCCGATCGACGGATCGGTGACTTTTGTGGAGATTCATTACGCGAACGAACAGATCACGACCACCAAAACGCAAGCGGATACGTCGTACGTATCGACCATGACGACGTTGAATCAAACCCCGGTGATGACCATCACCGTGTCCGCGCCCGATGAGTTCAATTTGGTGACGGAACGCATTCAGAACGCGTCGGGGAGTTACACCGAAAAGATTGTGGACGTGTCCGCGACCGTCGCAGCAGCAGCAGCAGCGTCCGCGGGAAGTCGTTCGTTCACCGGCGTGATTTCTCGGTCCATCGGCGACACCAATCCCATTCTGCAAACCACCATCGTCAGCGACCCCGATCCGATCACGTTCAACGTGTTGGAAACGATCGAGTATCCTACTGGGGCGAAACGATACACGCTACGAAACCGAAACAACATCGTGTTGACGGTTTCCGAAGAGTCTCCCTTTATCGACGGCGTCAACACCACCACCAAGCGCGACGCGTTGGGGAACATCATCAGCGTAACCACCGGTACCGTGCAACCGAACGGCGACATCGAGTACGTCACTCGTCTTCCGGACGAGACCCTCGTGTCGACCCGAACCGTCACCGTGGTGAACGACGTGACGACCGAAACTGAGGCCGACGCGACCGGGACCGTGGTATCCACCCTCGAAAAGTACGGCGAAGGTGATTTGTCCGTGGAGAAGAAAACCTCCGTCGACACCGGATTGGTGGTCGAATCCAAATTCAAGTCGACGACCGGTTTGCGCGTTCGAACGATCGTCACTGAACCGGTGGAACCAATCACCAACACACAAACCACGACCGACACCGAGTACACCGGGTCGTTCTTCACGCGTACGGTCCAACTGGATGGCGAACAACCGCAAGAGCGCAGTCGCAAACAAGTGATCAAGGACGGTGCGACGGGAAACATTGTCGAAAACACGGAAATCGACTTTTCCGACACGAGCATCGTCGAGCGTTCGCTGGATTCGGTGAACGCGGTGATTTCGACAAAGACCACGTTGTTGACCGCGAACGGCGCGGAAGAGTCGGCGGTCAAGGTGGACTCCTTCAACAATCCGTTGTCGAACGAAACGATCAGCGTGTCGCCGGAGGACGGTGCGCTTGTTCGCGTGGAGACCGATCCGAGCGGCAACGTGCTCAAAACCACGCGCGAAACGGTGGACGAACTCGCCAACGAGAAGACGATCAACGTGGTGAACGCCGACGCGTCCACGTTGGTCTCCGTGTACGACAACACCACCCAACAACTCCGCAAAACGATCGAGACCGGAGTGATGTATGTGATCACGAATCAATTCGCGGTTACCGCGGACGCGAACAACTCGTTCACGTTGGAACCCTCGATCGCCGACATGGAGGTTGGGAAAAAGTACGTGTTCGACATCAGCAACGCGCCCACGTTCACGGTCGTCGACGAGACGTTCGACTCGACCATCGTGCAACACGCGACCAACATCGAGTGCGTGCCGTTCGACACCACCGAAATCATATTGTTGGGCGATCAGCGTGTGAACGTGTTTCCCTCCAAAGACCATCGGTACTTCAACACGTACACGGTCACGACGACCGACCAATCGACCAAAATCACCACCGCCAACGTCGTGAACGCGGAAGGCAACGTGGTGAAAACCATCGTGATCGATCCCACCACGGAGGAGAACGAAGTGTACTACACGACGGAAGGAAACGTGATGTTTACCCGGCTTTCGCGACCGCTCAATCCGGATACGAAAAAGAAGACCAAACAGGTATCGTTTCCCGAAGGCAAGTTCGTATCCGCGGTGCACAACGACGACGACACGGTCCTTTACAAGAACGCGAGCGCGATCGTGGATTCGAACATCAACATATTCACCCAATTCGCCGACGGGTCCACGTCTGACAAGTTGACGACCGCGGATAACAGCACGGTGTTGTTACAAACCACGGTATCCGCCCCCGACGCGACCACCGGACACGTGCGAACCAACGTGATCGACGCGACTCAGACCGAAACGGAGACCGTTCAAACCTCCACAGGTGATCTCGTGTCGAAAAAGGAAACCGTACGTATCGACGAGAACACCTTCGAAGAGACCGAGTACGACGCCACCGAAACACCCGTCTTCAAGACGCAAACCGTGACGGAACCCAACGGAAACGCCGTGTCGAAAAAGATGGACGCCGCCACCAACGCGGTGCTCGAATTCAACATCAAGGAGGTGTCGGAGGACGGTGTGGTGGTGGAAACCAAGACCGATCCCGACAACAACGTGCTCGAAAAGAAAGTGAAGGAAACGAGCGAAGACGGTGTCGTGATCGAAACCAAGTTGGGTGCGAACGACGAAGTGCTTGAGCGAACCGAATTGGTGGTGGACGAGTTCAACAACGCCATCAAAACCGTCGTCAAAGCGGACGGATCGCGCGAGGAGAGCGTGGTGGACGCGTTCGGCGTGCCTCTGAAAAAACTCAAGGCGGTCGTCGACCCGGAGACGGGCGAGGTGGCGGAGACGGTGGAGTTTGTCGACAAGTCCGAAAAGGAAACCATCAAGTCGTCGGACGGCGAGGTGTTGAAAACGGTCGAACTGGCACCACCCGACAAGGCCACCGGCGCGAGGGCGCGCAAAGAGGTTTCCAGCGACGGCGTCGTCAAGACCCAGGTGGTGGACACGGCGGGTACGGTGGTGGAGGAGACGGTCGAACAAGTGGTGACCAACGAAAACGGCGAAACCGTCAACGTGGTGGAAACCGAAGACACCGTCACCACCACCACGACCAGTGCGGAGAACGTGGTCGTGCGCGAGCTCGTCGTGGTCACGCTTCCCAACGGCACGAAACGAATCAAAGATTTCACCTTTGTGAATGACGTATCGACCGTGATTCAGTACGAAATTTTAGAAAATTCCGAAACGCAAACCGGAGACAAAGAAACCGTGGAAACCCTGCTCGACGGATCCGAAACCGTGACCGTAACCAACGTGACGGGTGACGTGATTTCGCAAGAGATTCGTACCGCTCCCGACTTGAATACGGGCGAGGTGACCACGTCGTCGCAAGACAGCACCGGTCAAATCACCTCACGCACCATTCGTCCCGACGGATCCGAAACCAAAACGATTCGGTCTCCGGAAAACGTGGTCCTGTTCTACCTGGAGATTTCCAAACGAAATCCGTTGAACGGATCCATCACCGAAACCATCAAAGACGACGTCGGCGGGAACGTCGTGGAGACGAAAACCACGTTCGAACGCAACGCGCGCGGGGAGAAGCGCGTGGTCACCGAGTACCCCGACGGGTCCAGCGAATCGGTGGAGGTGAATAAGTACGACCTGTTTTTGCGCCAAACCACGGTGACCGCGTACGACGAATCAGGAAATCGCACGAAACTCACCACCGAGGCGGACACCTCCACCGTCGAGCAGGTGATTAGCGGTTCCGGAGACGCGTTGGTCACCACCGAAATCAGCGCTCCGAACGCCGAATCGCAACGCACCCACCGCGTCACGCTGCTCGATACGTCGTACGTCGAGGAGCTCAAGGACGCCTCCCAAACCGTGTTGCTTCGTACCGAAGTGTCCGTCCCG